GCGACAGGACCCGCAGGACCCGCAGGACCCGCAGGACCCGCAGGACCCGCAGGGGCGGACGGTGCTGACGGTGCTGACGGTGCTGACGGTGCTACGGGTCCAGCAGGTCCGGCAGGTCCGGCAGGTGCTACGGGTGCTACGGGCGCGACGGGTCCCGCAGGTCCGGCAGGTCCGGCGGGGGCGGCGGCTCCGCTTCCCGATGTTTTTACGGTAGCCATGTTACCTCCGGGTAGTGCGAATATCGCAAGTGCGGCTTCTTACGATGTTGAAATAGGCGACGCCTCGATATTTGCTGTTACGGCACAGCGCGGAAGTTCAATCACCCTTGCAAGTGCGTCGGGTGGTGCTACGAACAAAGTTGATTTAACGGCGGGATTGTATCAAATCACATTCAATGGTTGGATTCAATTAAACGCAAACATAAGTGGCACTCTTGATTATCAATTGAAAATATCAGAAGACCCTTCATTCGCCGTTTCCAACATTTCGTTTGATAGGAATATACAGTTCTTCGGCACAAGCGCAACAGTTCAACCTGTTATCGACCCGTCGCACAGCGTTATGTTCAACACCCAAAGCCCAACGTCGATTTACATACGAATACATTGTATATCAGGTAACGCGCAAACTTGGTATTTACGAGGGGATGCGGCAAGTCAATTGACGAACATTTCAATTTTGAGGGTAAGCGACGCGGTATGAGGTGATATGATGATATGGTTATGGGCTTTGTTGGCGTTTTGCGCGGGTTTTGTTTTGACATGGATGGCGACGATTGAATCAAAAGATTCGTTTATCATCTTTGAATCGGATGAGGAATTGCAACAGGCATGTTGGGAAGGACTACGGAAGGGCGTGAAGTGATGGGGAAGTTAAAAGCGCGCTTATCACAAAAGTGTCCAAGTTGTTTCGATAACGTTCTCGCGCGCCGACTTGAAGGGCGATATGTTAATGATAGAGATTCGCGTGTGCTGATTTGGGAGTGTCCCTCCTGCGAAACACTTTGGCGCGAATCAAGACTGAATAAACCGAAATTCAAACATCACGGAGTTGAGTGAATGGCAAAAGGAGAAGACTTGCAAAAACCAAAGAAAGGCGGTATGGTCATCGTTATTGGCGTTGGCGCGAAACCCAAAAAGAAAGGCGACGTCAAGAAAGCCGAAGAGGGAGACGCACCACGACGTCAGCGAAGGCGACGAAATCGAGGCGGACCACGCGCTACTCTCCGTCGACTATACAGCAGGTTGCGCAATGAAAAAGAGCGGACAGGGACCAACATAAATGCGTTTCTTGAGCAAAGAAAGATTGACCCCGAAGAATTTTATGGTGAGTTCCGACGCCGAACAGGTGAAGATTTTGATGATTATTTGAAATCACAAAAGGACAAGTTCGACGTTCAAGGATTACTTGACGAACTTGGGAAGAAGGCTTTTGAAGAGCGAAAATCGAAAGCAATAGAACGTCGGTCAGGCGCAGGAAAAGAAAAGCGAAATCAAGAAAACATTTACTACGGTTTGCTAAACACGCCTGTAAAATTACTACAAAGAAAAGGAATTGACCCTGACCGATTCAAAAGAGCAGTTCAGCGCATGAAAGATAAAGGTGAGAAAGTCGACAGCAACACATTCGACTTCCTCATCAACCGCTTTTCAGATGAAGATGCGGCGCGCGACTACAAAGATTTGCCTGACGAAGCATTCAGACTTTCGCCAAGAGGACCCGATAAGCGCGACCACGAAGAAGTCCAAGACCATGAGTATCGAAACATGAGGCGAATACTGTCCGCTTTGAGTGAGCAATACGGACAAGAAGCAGTTGACGCTATGGCGCGTCGATATGCAACTGAAGGTATTACAGGCGCACCTGTGGGGCATGAAGGAGAAAGAAAGAAACAACAACAACGAGGTGTGAGTGTGTCGCATTTACCTTCAACTATTTTCCGCGACGCCTTCGCTCCTGCTGATTCACGCATGTCTTCACCACAAGAAGAAGAATACGAAGGTGTCACCTTCGACCCACGCTCAAAAGACATTCAAGGTGATGCGCGACAACATCGAGAATTTATTATGCGCGCCTTGTCACCTGAAACAATCAACGTCATGGACGAAGCGTTTGCTTTGTTGAAGGGCAACCGCGATATGCGCGATACAGACGGTAAACCCATCGAGCATCCCGCCGCTATGGTGTATGACAACCTCGCCGCGCAAATAGAAGACCCAAACGCACCTTTCCATCCCAATGATGAATCTGTGGCTGACGCTATGGAATCAATGCGTCGCTACAACCCAAGTCGGTTGAGGCGAGAAAAAGAGCGAGCAAGAGAGCAGACGAGCAGAACGATGGAGTCCGGCAACGAAGAGTTCACACCCGGTTTTAATCCCGGTATCAAGAGGATGCCCCGACCCGAACCTTGAGGTGCGCGCATGAATTGGTGGTGGCGTATGCTCAAGGAGGCTAAGTCTCCCAAAGCAATCGAGCATAAGCGCAAGTATGAAACAGAATACGAATCCACTCCTGAACGTAAGAAGTATCGCAGGGACTTGGAACGTGAGCGTCGTAAGCGCGGTGTTGCAGGTAAGGGCGGTAAAGACATGAGCCACACCAAGCGAGGCACAATCGTTCCCGAAGACCCACACACGAACAGGGCGCGCTCTCATCCGTCAGTCGGTTCGACACTCAAGACGTTTCTGCGTCATTGCGACTACTGCGGTGTCGTTACGAGACCGGGTCAACAATGCAAGTGTGGGAACATGGTGAAAGCACCACAGATGGTGGTCATCAAAGCACCACAGATGAATCTTAGCGGTCACTCCGCTGAATGCGAATTGTGCAAAGCACCGATGAGTGGTCAAGAAGCGGCCATGTCAAACCAAATGTTCGGCGCATCTGTATGCACACCCTGTATTATGAAGGAACAGCAAGAAATCAATCAGCAACACGATATGATGTATCACAGCGAGCCAATGGATATTGTAGCGCGCTTGTTGAAAGATGAAGACCCGAATCAAAAACGCTTGTTCGTTCAAGGACAGAAAACCCTCGACGGGCGACCTGCTTTCTCCCCAACAGACTTTTCAGCGCAACAACAACGAAGACAGGTTGCTGTGGATGAGGAACGAAGAAAACAAAATCGAATGCTTGAGCGTATGCGTCATGAGGCATTAACCAACAAAGAACGCAATGCGAAATTCAGACAAAGGCAAGCGCGAGCAAAACAGATACGGGAAGCACAACGACGTAAGAACGCCAAAGGGCTTACTCCGCTTCCTCGATTTCAGCAGAATGAGGAATAGGGATATTGTTTATCCTACGCACCGTTTGGTCGGCTAAGTAAAGTATCAACTCAAACGCTACAAGAGCGATGATAACAACGAAGAGTGTTGTAATCAGCGCAACAATCATTGTCCGCGCCTCGCAATAATGTCGTCAATGCGGAGTATAGAACAAGCCACTTCTGTCGCTGAACTGATGATTTGCTCGATAAGCGCGGCGGGTTCCCATACGCCCAATTCGGCTGTGTTGGTGATTTCACCTTCGCCTGTGAAGTCGATGTAAAGACCTTCCAAGTCTGAACATGAACGCAGTTCCATAACGACGTCAAGTGGGTCCATACCCGCGTTGCTTGCAATAGCGGCAGGGATAATCTCAAGCGAGTCAGCATAGGCTTCCATACACATTCTTTCACGCGCGGTCATGTCGGGAGATTCCGTAGCATGTTTGCGTATAATCATGGACAACTTCGACATGACTGCTCCGCCACCGGGATACAGACGCTTGTCCTGCATGAAAAGGCACGCTACACCAAGAGCATCCTCAAACGCACGTTCGTATTCATCGAGAGTTTGTCGAGTTGCGCCTCGTATAATCATAGTAAGTGTGTCGCTTTCCTTTGCTGATACAGATACATAATCAAGGTCGCCAATTTTAATTGACGCGACTGTTCCTTCGATGCGTAGGTGTGCGTCTTCAGGAACATCTGTGATTCGATGGTATGCCGATACCCCCGTTATGCGGGAGATAGCATCAAAGTCGCTTTGTTGCACACGACTGACAACTCCAACGTCTTGACTGTCGAGGTATTTTGCGACAGCCTCATGAACGCCGTCTCGGACAATGACAACATCGCACATCTCGGCAATAACAGACGAGACGTTGCTTAGGATTTGCATTTCTTGTTGGCGAATTTGTTCAAGTTGTGAGGGGTCGCTGATTTGCATTTGCACATCTTCGTAGTTAAATCCGTCAAGACCACCGTCGAGAAGAAGAATACGAGGATGATGCCTCTTTCCTCCTTCGTAATCAGGATTGACAAACGTCTTGTTAAGAACGAGTCCTTCGTGAATATACGACGAGTCCATGCTACCACCTGCTTGTGTTAGTATGCGAACGCGCTCCAATTCACCATTGACTCTATGCGCCGCGTCTCCTACAATTTGTGCCGCAAATCCAAGTGATGATTCAGATGCTTTGCCACGCAATGCAGTTGCGGCTACATGCTCGACTGCTACATTGTGTTCAGCGTCAGGCATGTTGCGAAGAGCAATCTTCGATGCTTTGTTAAATGCGCGCACAATAACTTGTGGATGGATACCTCGCACAAGCAGTCCTTCGCTCAATGCGAGCATTTGACCTGCGAGGACAACAACACTTGTTGTTCCATCTTTGCATACTTCTTCTTGTGTCTGACTCGCTTGAACCATCATCTGCGCACCGGGATGCGCGGTGTCAAGTTCTCGGAGAATTGTGATACCATCGTTGGTAACAATTGTTTCTCCGCGTTCGTCGACGAGCATCTTGTCCATACCCGCAGGACCAAGCGTCGACCTTACGGTCTCCGCTACTTGAACTGCGGCTCGGATATTACTCATTTGGGCTTCTCTTCCTGTCTTTCTTTCTTCTGACATTTTTTCACCATCCTATTTGGTATTCCTCAATCAGTCCTGTCTCTTCATTACGGCCTTTGACAAAGCCTTCGTTTCTTCCATGAAGAAACAGGTCATAATTGAGTTGGCAATCTGCAATGCAGTATTTCATGACGTCCAATTCTCGGCCTTCTTTCCAAGCCACAGGCGCGTCCGCTGAATCCATGATTTCTTTTCCTTTACCGAGTGTGTGTTTGCATAACGAATCAAGTCCGTGACTTTTACCACAAGCATCACGCACCGTCCACGATGTATCAATCACGGCTTTATTTTCGATAGTGTTTTTATTCAGCAACACACCTGCGTAATGCATGTCAAGCGCGTCTCTCAAAACAGGTAAGTCGAAACCACGAATGTTGTGTCCAACGATGACTCCACCGTTGTCGACGTGCTTCTTGAGATGCTCACCCAATTCTCTTGGGTGAAGAGGGTGTATTTGCGCGCCGTCAATTTCAATGTTTTGAGCGTGGCTGAATGCTTTGGTGAACACATGTGCCTGTTCGCCATCCCATGTGGCTACAACTGTCGGGTCAAACAAGTGGTAATGACTCCAACCGCCAATCTCATGCGAGTAGTTCGCTGTTTCAATATCGAGTGCCATTACTTTGCTCACTTTGTCACCCCCTTGTCTTCAAATGGATATGGGTTTTGAGGATTGTAAACCGCACCTAATTTATTTTGAAGCGCGTCCAATAATTCTCTTGACTCGTTTATGTTTTTCAATGCACCACCCGCGATGTCTGCTATGATACGAATTGTCACAGCCGCGCCCGGCATATTCGGAAGGTCGAGAGCGACGTCTCCACCTTCAAGAACGTCAAGCACTTCGGATAATATCTGTTTGAAAAGTTCTTCTTGTTCTATTGTGTTCATACTTAGTCCTCCTTGAATCGAACATACACAGCATTACCGACACGGAATGTGTTGAAAAGACCTTCCACGTCTTTGTATCGCTTGTAAACCGTTGGCTTGCTCTTACCAAGTTGGTTGGCATATCGGTCAAACATGTCGTTCTTGAGAACCCATCCTTCACCCTTTCCTTCGATTTCTGTTTGCTTACAAGCCTTGAACGCGTTAGACCATTCATCCTTGCGCGCAATCTTTTCAGCGGCTTTCGCACCAACCTCGACTTCGGACTCAAGCCAAAGAACGAGTTGCTCATAGATGTCATAGAGAACTTCCGTTGCCATTTCAACATCGTCGCCTGTGACTTTCCACTCACCATCGAATGGTATGTTGTCACGTTCGACTCGCATCAATGCAATGTGGGTTGCAAAGACGATTGTGTAATTGAGGATGTTGGGGATAAAGGAACAAACAACATCAGACAAGTGCTTTTCCATACCACGAACGAGTGTGTAGTATTCTTCTGTTGAAGCCATCAATTGAGGTTCAAAGGATGGGTCAACGTTGAACATGTCATGCATACAAGCGCGTGCTACATCTTCCTTACCTGCCGGTGAGAGTTCTTCCCACTCTTGTTGTGTCATATCAACACAGTTCAATAAGCGCGCTTCTGTCTTTTCACGAATACGAATGAAGTGTTGAGCAACATCTTCAAGCGATTGAACTTCGGTTAGTTGGTTTTTGAAAACACCACTCATTCTTCTTTCGGATACCATCTGTCGCATATCATCGCTCCACGGTCGGTAAAGCAACAAAACGCGTTGGAAAAGACCTTTGGTCAAAACGTATTCTTTGACTCCGCTTGGTGGAAACGATGTAATCCAAAACGACACACGCGATTCTGTTTCGACTGTTCCGTTCTTCATGTGTTTGGTCAAGGTGTTGCTGTGGCTTCCGACAGGATTCATGGCCTGTTGAAGATACAGAATGACTTCTGAAAAGAATTGCTTGGGGTTGGATTGAAGAAGGATTGAACCTTCATCGAAGTTCAAACACTTCTTACCGCCGAGCAACCCTTCGTTTTGAACAAGGTCGTATCCTCCATCACCATCACTCACCGAGTCGATTGACCCGATAAGCGCGCTGTCAGTTCCGCTTGTGAACATGTCGATGTTCAGACCTGCTAAGTCGGCTACTTCTCCTGTGAATTCCCAAGCAATCGACTTACCTGAACGCGTTGCTTGTATCCAAAATACATGTATTCGCGGGTCAAGTGCCGAAGCCCATACGGGTATTCGGGCATAGTCAACAAGGGCTTGGCCTTGAAGATAAAAGAATGATATGAGGCCGGGAACTTCGTTGAAGAACGAAGTCATTCGGAAACGCTCAAGGTATTCCTTCATCATTGGGTATTCTTTCACTACTGTGTATTGGTTCCATTGTCTTTGGGGCATATTTTTTTCTCCTTTTTTTGGGTCGGACAACTCTTGGGAATGGTGGTTGGCCTATAACCATTTCTTATTTTCTTGTTTATCACTATCTTATAATAAAGATAAAATGATTGGATTCGTATTGGTGTCATCATAGTATCACCGTTCGACGCGAACTTCTTCTTCGCTCGTCAACACTTCAATAACACGATTGCGCAACACCTTCCCCATACGAGGAACGTCACGCAAACATTCTCCACATGCGACTTCTTCGATTGAGCCACATGCGTTGATAATCGCATCAGCCATTTCAGCACCGATGCCGGGAATTGTAAGCAACATATCGGCGCGCACATCATTTGTGCTAACACGACGCACCGCTTGTGCGCCATGCCGACTTGCTTTTTTGTAGGTCTTTTCATGCAAAGCAACCATAAATTGAGATGCTTCGCTAACGTTTGGCGCACGATAAATCAAGCAACCAAAATCTGCAACGACGCGACCAAGAAAGCCCGACATCTGTTTCAATGCCTGACTGACAGTAATGGAAGAGCCGCGACTTTGCGCACGTCGAACGTAATCTTTTACTTCGCCCCACACCACCAAACCATAGTTACCATCATTGGCGTCCATGTTATCGAGTTGTCGCATCAGATGACCGCTTCGTATTGATGAGAAGAGGTCGTCGACGCTCTTGGCTTCAATCAACCAATCACCACATTTGTAATCACCGTTGACAAGATTTTCTCGCGAAATACTAATGCGAGGGCTTCTCGCTTTGGCTCTTCTTTCGATAGAAGATACAAGCGCGCCACGTTCGTTTGTGTCGATAATCAATGGAGGTTTCATTCGATAAGCCCCCATATGTATGTGTCATATTTACTCGCTGATGACACAGTCGATTCTTTTGTCACTTCATCCAAGATGATGAAGTCAGGATTCTTTGCTAACACATTTGACAGCGATGCTCTTGTTGGTGTTCGTCGCGGCCATCGTTGTTTGATTGCGTCCATAATTTCATGTAGGGTCATTTCTCCGCCTTCTCGTAATACTGTTTTTGTAAATCTGATAAGTTGCTTAGTCATGAACCTCACCTGTTCCATCCCATAGACGACAGCGACCAATACAAAGACCCTTCCCTATCAGACTTTCACAGCGTTCGCTGTATCCGCCTTCGACAATAGAGCGCACTTGATATTCGGTAACGCCGGGATTGTAGTCAGCCCATTGTAACGACTTGATGAAATCATGAATCGACAACACATGTTTGTTTCTCATTTGCGCGGTTGTTCTATGCACAGGTAAGAAGTTGCGAAGTCGAGAAGCAAGGTAAATTGCGAGACTCGCGCGACTGATGTGTGGTGGGTTGCTACCCACTTGACAGGCCGCTTCTGAAAGACACGGAAGAATCTTGACTCCCTCCATCCTGACAGCGTCGAACTCAACAGGTTCACCTGTTTCTTTGAATCTGAATTGATTGTCTTTGACTTCTTTGATTGGTAAATTGACGCCTTTCTCACCATAGAAGTGTGCGGTATTGCGCGGTTGATGAGCCAAGTGGCAAATCTGTTCCCAATTGTTCATCGTTAGCATATCGCTTGTAAGTGGAATACTCCAACGAAGAACGTGCTGTTTAGCGTTGTATGAATTAGGAACACGAATCATACGCGCGGTGTCAAATGGCACAGTCGGGTCCATGCAATACAATTCCATGTCTTTCTTCCATTGATTGATGACCTTCTTACCTGCCGCTTTGATGTGAGAGACTTGAATCCCGTTCGATGGCAAGTGTGTTTTGTCAAGCGCAATCCAAATGTGAAATCCATTACCGCTGAACCACAAACCATGTTTGATATTTTCTTCAAGCAAATGATAGTGAAGACGACGAACTTGTTCGACAACCTCATCACCCTCAACTTCAACCATGTTGCTTCCCTTACGATACTTCTTGTCGAAGTCCAACACGAAATGAGAGATGATGGCTGTGTTGTATTCAGCGCGACGACCGTTTGGTTTGACGGCCCGAAAGCCATACACAGACATATACGCGCATTGTGAATTTTCCAACGATGACCAATAGCGTTCAAATTCTGATTGGTTGTTGACAATTTTTCTGAACAATCCAACTTCTTTTGGAAAATCAATTGGTAATGCTTTCATGGTCAAACCTCATTCCCGCAGTAATAGCGAAGTCTTTCAATTTTTCAACGCATTGAGAACAGACTTTTTGATGTTCTTGGATTCTCCAATACTCACAGATAGGGCAATCAACCATCTTCAGTATCTTCTCGGCTCTCGCATACATATCATCAACAATTTCGTCGGGCGTCATCAGCATTCACCTCGTTCCCAACATTCATCCAAGTCTTCTTCACAATCGAAACAGATAGGACAGTAATCGGATGTCATTCGCTCACCTGTATTGCATACTTCGGACACAGTTCAAGTTTATCGCAGTAAGAGCATGGTGAAAATCTGTAATTCTCTTTTGCAATAGGGAACTCTTGGTCAAGATACATCTTAATCAACTTCTTCATTCTGTTCTTCATCGCAACTATACCATACTTGGCTTTTTCAATTGTCCAATGGTCAGCGGAGGAATATCGCCATCCCCAATGTGTAACGGGTCTGTCGATGTTTCGCTCTTGTAAATACGCGCTGTCGCAATTTTCGATAAGAAATTTGTAAAAGGCCATCTCTCTTCTCATGTCAGATAATTTGTAGTCAGCCCATTTACCTGTCTTCAACTCGTATAGCATCAGTCCACCATCGGGTGCTTCAAACACACGGTCGATGATACCGACGAACTGAACGGGAATTGTTCCGTATCCTTCGATGTCCATATCCAACTTGACTTCAAGACGCACCTCATTTGCGAGTGGCATCCATACTTCGGATGCCATCTTAATGCGCGCGTTTTCAAATTCCATCAACCAATTCATGTTGCGGTAATAATCATCGTGATAAAACGGGAAGTCTTTGTTCTCCGCGCGACGATTTTCCATAACTTCTTTCTCACTCGGAATCAACTTCTTGAGATATTCTGTCATGTCAGCCCCATTATTCTTGAGTTGCCTGATGGTCATGCCTCGCTTTTGCTTCTCAATTTTCTGATAAAACAAATCAAGACCATTGTGAACATCATCACCCAAAACAAGATGCTTGACCAATCCTTGAGGTTTCGGATAATTATGGTCGAGCCACATCTGTTGCGCACACCAATCAATCGAACCCAATGTCGATTTACTCATGCGAATAACAATTCCTTCTTCACCCATTTCAGGTGTCCATGCATAACTTGAGCCGTCTTCGTAAATCTTTACCATCATTCTTCCTCCAAGATTTCAAGGCAATGCTCGCAGGGTGCATTGAGTTCGGGGTCTGTGCTTAGACGCTTATCGCATCGAGGACAGTAGCAATCGCAACCGTCAGATTCAACATGTCCACAAATCAACTTCGCATCAATCATTGAAATGCTCTCCCGTCGTTTGTCTCCCTGTCGATATCGTTTGAAATTCTGCGTAGCGCAAGTTCTTTTGAACGTCGCACACTATCGACATCGACCATGTAAAGGTCTTCATCCAAGTCTTCAATTGCTATCGAAACAATTGTTGCAGTAGGTATCAAGAGATATGGCAGTCTTGATTTGGTATTCTTAACACCAATGTATTCACCAAGTAAAGCATCTCCGAAAAAAAGTTCGCCTTTGGCTGATTTAATTTCTTTCGTTCCTGTTTCAAAATAGGTCAATTCAACATTCATTGCTGACCCACCATTGTCGGAGCATCAATCTTGTTGATGAAATATAGGTCAGGGAACTTACGTTGCAGTTCTTCTTGAAGTTCCGCAACTGCGCGTGCTAATTTAGCAACATGAGGTAGGTCTTCTTCAAGAGAATCAAGACGCGCGCTTGCTATTCCGTCAAGTTCGCTTACTTGCTTTTCAAGTTCGTTTATTCGGGCTTCCAATTTTTGTATGTGTTCTTCGTTTGTCATGGTCATCACCAATAGGTTGCAGGTTTGGGTTTCCCCATAGCGGCTTCAATATCCCAACCTAAGATTTTGAAGATTGCTTCGATTTTTTTCTGAACCAACTTCTGAACGATAGCCGTTTGGTCAACTTCGTATCCGTCGAGTTCATGTTCTTCACGATAAGCGGCATACTTGGTCGGTGGCATTCCTTGTGGAGGGTGCGACACATAGATGTATTGCACGTTATCACCGACTTTGAATTTCTCATCGTTGTGTGTGTTGTAGTATAGCGCGGCTTGTCCTGCCGCTGTTCGTTTTGATAACACACCGATGCGTGTCGATTGTGTTATTTCCTTGAAATTGTATTCGCCTTTACGAATAGGCATAACCATCTCAAGGACTGCGTTGCGCACATCACCTTCTGATGCACCGTTGCATATGAGTTCAAGAACTGTTCTTTCAGCACGTTTGCTGATAGGCGCGATGTTGCTTCCCTTCATGAAGTTGGCATTTTTCCATTTGCCTTTGTCTTCTTCGGGATACGAAACGATACCTGCATACATATTGCTTCCTGCTAAGAACCAATACGGCATGTAAGCCTCAAGTTCAGCAAACAACTTTTTGTTACCCGTCTCTTGTTGAACAACTTCTGTTACGCGCTGTGCTAATCGCTCGGCATCCTCAAGAGGAACTTCGATGAAAGCGGAATCGGTGAAACCATAGATGACATTGTATCCCATCTTGGTTGCTACTGAATCAAGCAAAGCAATGCATCGACGTCCCTGTGAAAGGATGGTGTCGGCAATATCCATGTCAGACCAACCGTATCCTGCGTGTGCGGTCATACCGTAAAGTGACGCCATGACGCGCTTGACTGCTGATTGTGTTGTGTTCCATGCAAGTCGCTCTTCTTTAGTTTCAGCGTCTCTCATCTTTTGCTTACACTCGTCGCGATAATCAAAGAGGTAATCGACGATTTGAGGGAGAATGCCTTTGGTCTTTTGGTCCCAAAACGTTCCGTTCTCCAATTCAATAATGCCGGGTCCGGGTCCGTCTCGTTTCGTTGTCCAACAAAGATTGAACCCTGTCATCAACGATGGATACAGCCCCTTGTAATCGAGAACAGCGATGTTCTCATAGAGACCGTTGTCCTTTCTAATGAACTCCGCGCCCTGTAATTTGTCATGCGTCGACTTGTATCGCGACATTGCTTTAAGTCCTGTTCTTCGTGAAATAAGACCGCGCGCAAAGTTTGTTACGTTCGATACAGACTTGAAAGAAACACCTGTAAGTCGAACCATCTCCATGTAAAAGTCGGTCACGTTTCGTGCTTCGTCAATACCACGAAGGAGGGCGGTGTCGAGCAAACAGTAGTCGACGAAGTCTTCCCAATGTTCATACCAACCGTTGTGAACGGTCATGCCTTCAATCTCTTCGGTCAACTTTGAACCGAGTCCGAGTGTTTCAGCAATGGTATTCAACTTGAGGTTCGGTAATTGTCCGCCTCCGCTGTCTTTCCATACACGTTCAAATCCTGTCCCTGTGCCTTCGGGTGCTGATGTGTCGAACTGAATGCGTCCTGCAATAGGTTGCGCGTCGTATCTGTATCGCTCTCCCTTTCTTGGGTATCGAATGACACCCATAGGACTTAACTTCGACGCACCGCCATGACCGTAAATCTTGTCAAGGCGTTCAATCATGTGAGGTATGTCAAAGAATGTTCCCGCGTGAGCAATCATCATGTCGGGATTGCGCGCTTGAAGGAACTCAATGAATCCGTCATACATGTCTTTCTCCGAAGTGTAAAGTCGCAGATGATATTCTATGTCTCGCACACTCCTATCCCAAAGACCCGCTTGAGTATGAGGTAATGAACAATTGGTTCGCTCATCAGCCCATGCAAAGACAACGGGTGTGTCGAGGTCGGAGTCGATGACAGCGATAACAGTCGTGAATTTGTCATCACCTGTGTTGCATTCAATATCATACCACCACTTGCGCGGCTTCCATTTTGGCATCTCTTTGACTGTATCAATGAGGACTTGGTCTTCAAATCGCACATCACCTTCGTAGGTTGATGAGAACATTTTGGTCATCGCCATGATGTCGAATGGATTGGTCGATGTCACCTTTTTAAGTAGCGTCCCGTCCAATGCTTCCCAATGACCATCAACAACTTCTGCGTTCGGATAACCTCTTAGCGCGCGCTCAATAGCGTAGTTGCTCGTTGCCTTTGGGATATACATGTAGGGTAAGATGTCGTCGTGAACCTTCTCGATGAGATTTCCGTCTTCATCTCGCCATCGCTTGTAAACAAAGGGTGCTGAATCATCGTAGTAAGTCACGTCGATAATCAATCAACACCCTCCTGATGTTTCAAAACAAGAAGCGCACCTGTGTCTTGGTTGTCCAAAATCAACGCACTCTTTTCTCCCATGTGGTAATGGATAACACCGCTTGGCATAATCCTCAACAACGAAGGAAGTGAAGAAGAGAAGACTGATTCGCAATCTTCCCATGTGGTTTCTGAATTTGTTTCAATGACTCTTGTCATACGCGCGCCTCTTGCTTGACCCGCTGACACTTTCATCTGTCCATCGGTTACTGACACACGGACAGGTGCATCTTTGGATGTGGCTTTGGTCATGGTTTGAAGGCCATGCAACTCACTCATCATGAATGAGCCATGCGCTTGAATTTTCGCGCGACCAAGTAAACCCCAACTGTTCTTCTTTGCTTTGTCAATTGCTGAATGCGCGCGCTCCACACTTGCGTATGAAAGCACATCGCGATACGTTGGTATTGTGTATGTGTCGTCACCGTTACTCAAGGTAAGAATACCCGCTGAATGACGCAACATCGTAGGCGTCTTTCTGTCACAGAATTTGAGGAACGCAACAACCTTGTCGATTTGGGGAATGAATACATCGCCCTGCTTATACGAACCTCCATCTGACGTCATCAATATCGAAACAGAATTCCTAAAGAAGTGTGTCTCGACATCAACGGAAGCAGTCATCTTCATGTTAGCAATCTGACATCGGAGGTCGTTGACCCCTTCACCGAAGCCGTTGATGAAAGCACACAAAGATTCTGTATCGAATTTTGCTTGAACAAGACTCATTCAATCATCACCTTCATCGGGTGCTTCACTGTCTGCATATAGCCACTCTCCTGTTTGAGTGTAGTGTATTGTTCGGCAATCGTTGCACAACAGTAATTCAGTATTTGTGCCAACAGGCTCGTAGTTACCTTGCGAGCCACACAATCGGGCTTTGTTTTTTATGATGTGTCTTACTTTTTCACTCATTGATTTTCACCTCTCGGACGTATCGTAAACAGACGCAGTCGTGGAATCGAACAAACTCTTCCTTTGTGTCAGGATGGAGCAATCGTTCTTGCACTTGACCTGTTCCTTTGCATTGCTTACAGTTCTTTTCAGGTAGCACTTGCCACTTGACGAAGATGCAATCGCAGGGATGATTGATGAATTCAACATCAACGCACTCTCCTTCGTAGTTGCGAACAGGTTGTTCTATGATGATTTCTCCGCTTCCACCACACTCACTACAAGTGGGGTTGGCTTCGTACTCATCAACGTCTTCCGCGCTTCGCTCAACAGCACTATTGTGAGCGGGTGTGCCTGTCTTCTTCCAATTCATATTCCATCCTCTCGGAGTTCAGGAAGTCCGAACCATTGTGGCATTTCATCCTTCTTTGTAATCATGATTGTTCGACGTTGGTCGAGCAGTTTAGGATTGGTTTTGCACTTGACAAACTCAACCTCGTATCGCGTTTCACCTGTCGGAGAACCATCTTCACCGCGCACCTTTGTTTTGTGGAAGTAAAGAATTTGATTGAGATAGTTTGCTGTGGACTTCTCCCATGCGGCCTTCTTCCCAATGACAGTTCCCGACTTATCTTGTAGGTCTTTGAAGTGCGTTTCCAAATAGACGCGGACTCCAAGCGACATCAATGTGCGAGCGATGGTCGTGAGTTGGTGGAATCGTGTCGAACGAATCTGCCAATTGAATCGCATACCAATCTGTTGATGTGGTGCAACCTTCGCACCAATACCATCAGGAGCAGTTCCTAAGTCTTCGATGAACATACAGTTGGTTGCAACGCTATCCCACAAGTCGACAGCAGTAAAGAGGACTGAATGGAGTTGAGGTCTGTCGCCGGGATTCGCCGCCCAATCGACAAGGGTCTGTCCAATCTTCATCACACGTCGGTGTGTAGCAGGGTAATCAATTGCTTCACGCGTCTCTCCATCTTCATCAAGTGTTTCAAACATAACGCTTGGGTTGAGACAACGGATGTTCTTCGCATGTTCTCGATGATGAGTAACGCGAGTTGTTTGTCCGCCACCGTCGAAGTCCAACACAAAGATTACATCTCCGCGCGCTTTCTCTTCAGGCGTCATGCTGTCAAGAACGATTCCTGTCTTACCGACTCCTTCGGGTCCTACAAGACCACAAAGAATCATGTCGTTCGGGACTGTATCTCCTGCGTTTACGATTTCATCCCATACTGATGTAGCAATGGGTTGTCTGTCGCTTTTCTTTTCGTTGACCAAATCAGGTGTAACTTCAACAGTCTCACCTGTGTTTGGGTCAAATTCTTTCTTGGCTTCTTTCTTCAAATCATTCAAGTTTGGCATTCTTTTCACGCTCCGTATTGGTCAAGGCTTGTCTCGCCACCCTCACCTGCGGGGATTGCAAGGCGAGGAACAGCATAGACACCGAGAGTCTTGATGGCAGGTTCGACACCGTCATCAGTCGCACGAACACTCAATCGTCCGAAGACGATGACTGTGGACTTGACAGCGTATGGCTTCCAACCGTCGTCGGTTGCTACTTCAAAGGGATGACCCGCGTCTCCGAGAAGACCATGAATGTAGCATGGAAGGTTTTGTCGTCGACCACCGTTGAAGGTTCGCATGAGGTCGAAAGAAGAGATGCTCATTGAATAGTCATGACCTGTTGGGTCCCACTCGGTTTCGCGTGCTTCCTTTCGCATGTCGCTGACTTTACCACGAACGAAGACCATCGGGCCGACAGGGTTGTAGCCCGGTATGACTTCTTGGCGCGTCTCAAAGACTTCGGCAAGTGTGGACATATCACCAATGTATGCATTGAGTTCAGGAATCAACTTGGATGGTTGAATGACTGCTCGGACTTCTTCATCAACAAAGTCATCGCCGTATGTCAAAGCACCGGGAAGAGCATAAGCATTGTATGTATCAGCCCATTCAGGCTTGACGTTTGCTGATTGTTGTCGGACCTTGAGTGTGCATGGGCTGAACATCTGTGGAACAAACCATTCTTCAGGATTGTTTGATGTAACAGTTATGCGCAACAGTCTTTGTTCGTCCAAGAAATTATCTTTGACGTTGCCGAGAAAGTGATACGTTCGCTGATAGCGGAACGGTGTGATTGGTTCACCGTAACGACTCCATTCAGGATTGTTCTGCAAGATGGCGAGCGAAAGACCTTGTTCGTCGAAGAGGAACCACGGTTTTGTATCCGCAGGTTCTTCTGTCGCAACAGCACCGTCTTTCTTTTCAAGCATCCATACACCGTTTTCAGTATAAGCGCGTGCTACAAGTCCTTGTTGAATTGCATCATCAAGGTTGTTGAGCGCGGCTGATACAGCAGGGGTTCGCTTTCGTTCTTGTCCGTCTCGCATCTTTGGGTCGACGCCGACGAAGTATCCAACAAGTTGTGTAGCGTTGTTTGCTCCGCCACTCATGACTCGTCGTTCAACGACAAATGTCTCGGCGGCATCCACCATGAATTCGTCATCTTCGTCGTTCGGATTGTCAACACCCATTTCTGTTTTCAGATAGGTGAAGAATTCACCTGTTGCGTCGTCGAGAGTCTTGGCGTTCTTTTCAGCCCACCACTTGAGACGCTCTTCGACTTCAGGGTGAAGTCCTGCGTTGTTTTGTTCGTTCGTTTTTGCTTCGTTTTGGTTTAGGTTTGGCATATTTTTTTCCTCCTATTGTTTTTTGTTGTCAATGTCGTATAGACTCGCAATGAAATAGTCCACGAAGGACTCTTCATCGAGGGGCCATTGGTTCATTCTTAACACGAAATCTCCCCATACGACATAGAATGTATATAGTCTTTCCGAAGGAAGCCCTACGGATTTAACGTAATTGTGAATCTCCCTCATCAAATAATGAAGGGACGCGCCTGAACGAATAAGTTCAAGCATCGTTTTGTGAGTTGTATTCCAATCTCCTGCCGCCAAAGAAAGTGCGACTTTGTCGAGAGATGTTTGGTCTTGAAAATCACCGACTTCTTTACCGCTCAAGATGTGTTTACCGATTGCGCGAAGGTCTCCACCGAACTGCGACTGCAATACTGCGGGGCTGTCCTTCGACATCACTCCTGTCTTAGAAAACAGAACATTGACATACGCGCGGATTTGTTTTTGGTTGTATCGCTTGAATGGGAATGCTACACAGCGGGATACAATTGGTGAAATTATCTTGGACTTGTCATTGCAGGTCAAGACCCACCAACAATTGCTTTTCTCCATGATTCTCTTAAGAGAATCTTGTGCTGACTTCGTCAGACCATCAGCCTCATCCAACAGGATAAGTCGACCGCCATCCCATAGTGGAGCGGCATTCGATACGGTCTTCAACTTGGTTCGGATGAACTCAATACCGCGCTCATCAGAAGCGTTGTATTCGACGATGTCGAGGTTCAGTTGTTTGGCTAAGATGTAAGCCGCCGTTGTTTTACCGAGTCCTGCGTCTCCATGAAACAGGAGACATTGGGGGCTATCACTATCCCACTCGTCGAGATAAAACAGCGGATTGTTCGGGTCATCATGACCGATGTATTCTTCTAAATTTTCAGGTTCAAATTTCATTTTTTCGCCTCAACCGTCTCGACATATTCCGCGTTCACTTATAAACCCCCTAAGTTCGGAGGCACGTTTTCTCGATATTATCTTATTATTATTATAAGAATAATAAATTACTTCTTATTATCATAATAATAATAGAATCTTGATAATGAAAAGTAACAGACGTGGATAACGAACTTCAACTATCACCGTCAATCATTCGGATGATGTCTTCGATTTCTTGATGTGTAGGAGACCGACCTTTGTAATCCATCAGTCGAATCATCTTGAGCATGTTGTCCATGTCGGCCACATACTGCTTGACGGGGGTGAGGATTCGTATAACCTGACGAATGAGGGCGGCGTCTTTGATGACTCTCGCATTGACACCCTGCGTGGCGAGCCACATGTTGAGGGCGGGTTCGTCTTTTCGGCTCACCAACACACGTCGTTCAACTCGATACCCAATGCGTGTCTTGGGTGCGAAGTGAACGCTGATTTGAAATCGACATTCTCTCGCCAACCATGCAAGAAAGAACGAGTCCTCATCCATTCGGCTCACTCCGTTCAAGTAAATCTCCAATTTGAATGGCGTCGGATTGACCGAGTGTTGTATCGAGTCGTGCAAGATAAGGTGCGCGCATCATCTTCTCTTCGTGTATGTATCCGAGTGAGTGGAAGATACCGATGAGTCCTTCGTCAATCTCAATCATGGTCTGCGCATCATACAATCGTGCGAGTCGGTCAGGTATGTCGTCTGCTTTCACATAGGCGTAGCCAACAGGGAAAGGCTCGAAACCGTCGAGCGCGGCAATCTTGATTCGGATACCATCTCCATCACGGTATCCTCCGAGTATCAGTAGCGGTAAATCAAACGTTCTTCTTGGCACAATAAATCCTCCAACACCTCCGCTGTGGAAGTAGGGTCGTTCAGCATCTATGAGGCGCAGGACTTCTCCTTCCTCCAATGACTGAACGATTGCTCTCAAGTGAGCGCGGTCTTTGATTAACTTTGGATTCGTAGCCCGCGCGTTTCTGTTCTTCTTCCATAGATTCGGCTCACCATCTCGGTATAGCCATTCGACAATGTTCCCCGATTCGTCCAACTCACACACCACATCATCTTCACCTTCGATGAGTGGCGCGCGGGCGATTCGTATAGCATGGCGGTCAAATGAAAATACCCTTCCCGCACTTCTATGGGCGAAGTAATTTTTACCACGCACAATTTCATAATGCGTGTTTGTGAATGGGATTGACCACTTGTTCCATCGAGAATAAGTGGGTGCTTTGAATGGATAGTTCGGCTCTATGTTGTATTCTGATGGGAGTGTTCCATCAAGAGCGCGCTGTATAACATCACCTGAATGCATGATGGTTCTCATGGTTTGTAGGTGGTTCGTATCGTAAGGTGTGACGTGCGCAATGGCACGCATGATTCGTCGATAGTTGATGGTGGTTCTTCCAAAACAGAAAGCCCAAAACACACCTGCGCTGATTCGGCTCAAGGATTTGAAGACGACGTCAGCGTTCATCTCACCCTTGACTATCATCTCTTTGATTTCGATAGCCTCACGCAAAGAGACAGACGTCTGCGTTTCGTTTGGTGATTCGCTTGCGAGAAGCGATGGCATTTCGTGTTCGTCCATGAGGGATTCGTATTCTTCAGGGAACAACCCATACGATTCGGCCAACATCTTGACAACATGATGAGGCTTGATGGATGTGCGCGGGTTTGCACAACATATTGTAATGATGTCATGCGCGCTGTCCTTGTTTTTCAGGAACAGTTCGGAGAGGATTTGCTTGTGTTGATTCGGCTCGGTTTGTGCTGACAGCACAGCGTTCGCCAAATCTTCAAACCTCATTCTTCTTCATCTCTTGGTCGAGGTGTGAAAATGAGACCGCGCAAATGTGGAGGAATAACAACACCCTCATACATGGTTGGCATGACGAGAAGCATTTCATTCGTGAAAGCGAGAGGTTCAAGAAACGTTCCGCTGTCAGCGAGTGCAATGATTTCTTCACGTTCAATGACGCGCCATACCAATCCGTCTTGACCTCGCCATGAGAAGAAGAGTTCGTCACCTGCGACGAGGTGGTAATCCATCGGAGTCATTGTGACGCGGTGAGGATTGTCAGGGTCGTCCGATTCGTGTTCGACGACAACTTCCCACGCGCCCTGCATACCTTCGTGTGTGACTTCATTCCATTGCGCGTTCTCCAAATCAAAGTTCGTGATTGGGATTTCGCTTTCGGGATGTACCCATTCCTTCGCCGCTTCCTGTGCCGCGCGTTCAGGGTCGTTGATGAGTTCGGCCTCGCTTACATCGAAAGAGACCTCCAACACTTCACACACCTTCTTGATTCGTTCAAGAGGTAGTATGGATGAAGGCGACGCTTGAATGACCTTGAGTGTGTTGTCGTCATCTTTACGCAGAACAGCATCAGCAACACCCCATGTGTCACCGACGCTCATGCGTTTGAATTGTTCTCTTGTCCATTCAACATCTTTCTCTTCGGGTTGCCATTCGTCTTGTATCATATCTCATCACTCCTGAACCATCGGAACTTCTTACAACAGCGCGCAGGAATAATGATGTATTCCCTCTTCTTGGTGTAAAGTGCGATTTGATGTGCGTCGATGTGTTCACCACATGTGCATACAATCGCATCACCGAGAAGGTGTGACGCGTAGTCGAAACCTTCGATGGAATGGACGACGCCATCTTTGTCGGTGATGGCGGCTTCGGTGACGTCTGTGCCACCAACGGTTGGATGAATGATGAAGCCATCATCTCCAAAATGAGACGTGGACAGATTATAGTCAGGCATTATTCACCCCGAAGAGGCGCAACTTATTTATTGTTGTGGCATAAAGACGAGTGCCGCGTCGTAAGTTGTGTTAGTAATGTCGCACACAATCTCAATCTTGTGGAAGAGACCATGCGGAACTGTTCGATAGATGAGCATGTCAACAAGCGCGTCGGGGTGCATTCCACACGGACATTGGTCAGTCGGAACGATGATGACATCAAGTGGTTCTTGAGCAATCATTCTTGCTCACCCGTCCCATCGCACGCAGGGCAATCGTCATGCAAATCTTTCATGTGTCCGAAACCATCACATTCAATGCATTGTGATTTGGCGCGCTCTTGGATTTCATTGAATGACTTAACTGCCATGTTCGTGCATATGTGTGCAATCGAAAAAGCATCGTTGTTGACAACGCGTCTTGGATGTTCCAAACCGCGTTTGTTTATCTCACGTTGAAAGTGAAGGAGACGTAGCATTTGTCTCACCATTGCTCGCTGTATCTTATTCGCTTGGTCGCTTACTTGGTTGTCACTCAGTTCTGAAATCGGAACTTGCGTCCCGTCAAATAATGTGTGAATCCATTCGTTCATGAATGTCATATGAGACTCCCCCTTCCTTCTTTCAACTTGGCTAACAGTTCGTTGGCAACATCACCACTCTCTTTCGACGATGAGCCGTCGATGATTCTGTCGACAAGGTCAGCCTTGTCAGCAACCACTTGGTCAAACAATACGTCGATGGTGTCGTTCGCTGACAACACAACTTTGTGGCATGTTGATTCTTCTTGAGTCATTCGTCGAACGCGCGCCGCCGCTTGTTGTTCCCATGCAGGAACCCATTCGCGCTCAACGAAGAGGGCGGTGTTAGCGCAGTCAAGATTCACACCTTCACGCATGGCGTTGGTGGAACAGATGAGGAACTCCGAGCCTCCTGCTTGGAACTCTTCAATGATGATTTGTCGTTCGTCGTGTGGTGTCTCACCTGTGATGACGCGCACATTCATCCCTTCGTCGTAGTGATGGTCTATTGCTTCTGCAATCCTTTCAACAACATCCCTGTGGTGCGCAAAAACAACGAGGGGCTTGTCGTTGTTTTCTAAGTAAGTTGTTGCCCACTTAACTGCCGCGTCGACTTTGAGTCTTCCTGCATGATGACGGAGCGAGGACATCATGTTCAATGTCCACCCCGCGTCTGTTGAGCCAAACTGCTGTTGCTGATTGACCCAATCCTCCATCCATGAGTTATGCACTTGTTTGTAGGATTGAACGCCTTTGTCGTCGAGGTCGAACGATACAATCGTCTCAACCAAATCAGGCATCTCACCTGCGATACGAGGGTCATCCATCGAACGTCGAAGCATGAAGTCGTGTAAGATATGGTTCAATGGAGTAATGGACGAATCAGCACTTTCAGTAATGTTCGACGCGCCGCTGTAATCCCATGCTTCTTTTCCATAGCCAATCGAGACTTTACGCGCATTGCAGTATTTCATAGCAAACATGAACTTGTTGTCGAACGTAGCAGGGAGCATCATGTTGAGAGTCGTGAAGAACTCATAAGGTCTGTTCGTGATTGGCGTCCCTGAAAGGGCGATGATACCATCAACACCTTTTGCAATCTTGAGTGACGCCTTTGTTGTTTTAGTGTCAGGATTCTTGATGCGATGCACTTCATCGAAGATGATGCAATCGTATCCAATGTCCATCAAATGTTCAGCGCGGTATTGTAAGTTCTCATAGTTGATGATGTGGAAGCGCGCCATAGCGTCAATTGCTCCTGTCCGTCCTTTGATGATGAAGGTTGAAGCAAACTCATGACGGTGGTGTGTTCCAATCCACTTCTCAATCTCGTTCGCCCAATTGTGCTTGACAACAGCAGGGCATACAATCAAGACGCGTTCGTGTTCAGCCAACTCGACACAACCAAGTGCTTGAAGCGACTTACCAAGACCCATCTCATCAGCGATAAGAATACGGTTGCGCTCTCCTGTTGCATACATAATAGGTGCGACGCGTTGGTATGGTCGCATCAACGTGAATGGTTCAACGTCAGGTAATTCGATGTCCGTCTCGACTGCTCTCGATAGTTCGACGCGCTGAACAACTTCGTTGTGTGATGCTTGAACTTCTTCGTTCGCTTCGATGGCATCAGCCAATGGTGCGAAGTGAGGTCGAACAGCAGTAGCGACAGCCATACCCGTAGCGACAGGAATAGTCCACGCCCTGCTGTTGTTGTTCCACCTTGCGTTCCCTGCGGATGCACTTTTCATAGACGCGTTGATGTCTTTCCAATTGGGTTGGAAGTCCCACTTGAGGCTCAACTTATCGGGCGGTGAAAATGCGACGGTCACGTTGGTTGATACTTCGACGAGTGTCTCATCGAACTCCAAACCTTCGACTGTGATGTCGTGTTCAGCGAGGAAGTTGAGAGCCTTCTCAATAACATCCGCGCGGTCTGTAATCCACCACAACCCTTTCGCTCCATTCCATCCGAAACAATAGGATTCGTCGTTCATGTGTTGTTTCATCTCATCCTTCAAGTTGAAGGGTATCTTGTTCAAGGCGATTTTACCGCCCCATTGGTCTGTGTATCGTTCATACGTTATGTTCATTGTTCATCACCTTCTTCAAATACTGCGCGACACTTAGCACAGGTGCATTCGTAGCGTGGGTCATCACCCTTGCGAAACGCTGTGCATGGTGTCGGCTTTGGTGTGGAAGCGATAGCGTTCGCAACCGAAGCGGCGCGTTCGCCAAAGATATGCGATAGCCTTGCAGTCATCACAGCAGTAGCGTTGCAGACATCACAACAGCGACCATCAGCGACGGGCTGTGCGTTGTGTCCTTCTGTCCAATAGACTCTCCCTGTTGTGGGGTCAGTCTTGTGGTCGATGTCACCTTTGCAGATGACGCATGTTACTATTTCTTTTCCTGTTAGTGGGTTTATTCTTGTCATTCAATTCGCCTCCATATTTGTTCTTTGATGTTGTTCGCACTCTCGACCATCTCGTCGTAAGTGAATTTGTAAAAGCGTTCATCTCGCCTCAACCAAGTGCCAAGTGCAACTCTTGAGGGAATGAACTTCCCTGTATAACTGCGCGGTAGGTTTTTCTTTTCGTTCGGGTTGTAAGAAAACAATTTGTCGACTGCTTCTTTAACGGTGAATTGCTCACCAACTTCGTAAATCTCGCATAAGTATCCGAGTATCAGGTTAGGTTTTGTTCCGTATGTCATTCTTCATCATCTCCATAGAGTGTTGGGTCGTGGTCAGCCCACGTCAGGTGTTTTCGTGTTCGCTCATAGTAAGCGCGGTTTGATTCGACAGACTCCAACACATCGACTTGTTCGTCGATGTAAATGTTGCCGAACAGCGTCGTTTGTGTTTCAGCGATTCCTTCGATGCGTCTATCAATAACAGATGCAACCTTGTTAAGCCTCTCCATCAAATCAGCGTATCCTGCCATCTTGTGTCCAGAACCCCACTTGATTGAAGCGGCGCGCGTGTTTCGATATAGCCATCGAGCATTCTCTTTGGATATAACAACCCATTTCACAAGTGGGTGGTCGTCGAGTGGCTCAAATGGTAAGTCGTCAATTTGTTCTCCGCTTCTCTTGATAGCAGAAACAATGATGCGCGCACCGTCAAAAGCGGCGGACTCGCAATCGAGCCAACATAGCATGTTCGCGCTTTGCACAGGGTTTTCGTGTAAAACAAAGAACGTCATTGTTGTTCCTCCTTTGGGTGTTGCGTTGGATGTGTCATCTCTTCGTAACTCAGTTCCCCGCCTTCCATGTTGTTACAGGCCATTCCTAAGTTGAGTTGGATTGCTTTTCTCATCATCCACTTCGCTATTACCGTCCTTTGAAATGCTGTCAGTTCACCTTGTAGTATGAATAGATACTCTCTTTTCTCGCTCATTCTGATTCCTCCGATAGCCATTCTCCAAATTCTAATCCGTCTTCGCTCATCCCAATTGCATGTAGCATGGCATATTCGTCCGTCTTACCTTCTGCGAGGATGTTTCCGTCGCCCCACTCATCAAGTGTATGATTAGGATAGTGTGTGATTTGTAAGTAAAATGCTTCGCGCGGTGTAGTAAAGAACTTCCATGCTTCAGCGAGTGAATCAAAATGATGTTCCTCATCAGCGCAACCGAGCATTCCGCTTTCTTTGTATGCTTCAATGTCTTCGGGTGCGAACCAAATATCAACTGTAAATTTCACTCTTCTCCCTCCTTCGCGTCTCGCTCTTCGGGCGGTATCAGGTATTCCTCAAGTGGAACATCGAGTCCGTCGAGTTCAGCAAAAATTTTGTTGTCGGAGTGTTCGCCTTGACCGACGAACATCGAGCAAACACAATTCGCACATCGAATATGGACTTGTTCAATTTCAAATGGGTAGTTCTTCCACGTCACTTGAGCAATTCCCCAATCGTGTTGCTCACTACTGTCGACACACTTCTGTATTCCGCGCAGGATGTTTATGCGCTTTTCTGCTTCTTCTGCACGCACAATGATTTGCGCGGTTTCTGTTTTTGTTCTTGACAAAGCATTCTCAATTACTTTCAATCGTCCTGCTCCGTTTCTTTTGTCGTCTTTGTTTTTGTCGTCTTTGTTTTTGTCTGTCATTGTATCAGTCCTCCCACCAATCAGGTGCGGATACTCCCTTGTTCCATGTAGCGAAACGTCGCTTGTCAAGGGAATAGTAAGCGCGGTATGCTTCAACCGCTGTGTATTGCGTCTCATCGTAAAGTTGTGGATACAACTCTTTGTTGAAAGCGCGAGCAAATGAGGTCAGACGCCCCATTGGTATCTTGTCAATCATGTTGTCTTCCGACATCATTTGAATCGCTTGACTGCAAGCATGTGTTTTGTTGAAGCGCAGGTAATACTGCACCGCCAACTCTCTCGCGTGCCACAACAGCCATGTGTAATTCATCTGTGTCATCGACGTCCATCGAGTGCATGGGTGATTGTGATAGCCACCCTTGTATGGTGTGCCTTTCTGTGTGAGTGGCATCTCTTTGTCAGTAGCACCATGCGTTCGCAAAGCACTCGCGAGCATTTGCGCGCTCTCCACAACCATCTTCGGTATATGCTTGTCGCACATCATTCGCGCGGCTTCTCTTGGGTCTTCGTGTAATACAAATATGTTCATTGATTCACCTTCTGATTTGCTTGTTCTGAATCGTGAGCGTGATACATTTGTTGTAGCGTCTCCCACAACTTCTTTGTCGAGCCGTTCGCCCAATCTGTAACGAAGTTGGCTACCGCCGCGCGGTGGTATGGGTCGAGTGCGGACAGTTCCATGAGTGCGTCGTATAGCATAGGCAGTCCGTAGTATGATGCGCGCTCTCCTGATGATGCGCTGTTGCCAAAGCGTGCGACATGCAAAGCATTGTTCGCCCACTTGTTTATGTCGATAGCATTCACCTTCGCCAACTTGGTTGCTTCTTGGTCGATGCTTATGTCGAACCCTTCAAGGAGTTCGATAATCATGTCGAGCAATGCACCATCGCTCAAGTATTCGTCGGGAACTTCTTGAGGTATCTGTGCTAACCCTTCGCCATCGGAATGCTTTGGGTCAGCAACCTTACTTAGGAATGCGCGGAATTGTTTCTCCATGCCATCCATCAAGTCGATGGTTCTGTCATAGCGTTCGCATTGACATGCATCATCACAGTTCGCTTCGTCTCGTAGTTCTCGTAGTTCTTTCTTTGCGTCTTTCATATTGTTAATCATTCTTTCACCTCGTCGAAATTATCAACGACAATGTATTCACCACTCTCAACACCTTCGCGAATTTCTCTTACGCTTGATGTTCCTAAGAATTGGTTCAGGTATCTGTTCGTGGTTTGTGAATACATATTCCAACAATCTTTGTTGAGATACGTTTTACCATTTTTCATTATAGCAACAGTTGTGCTGTATGATTGAAAGGCAGTTATTTCTCCACACCACATGATGATTTGATTCGCGCCTAAGATGTTTGCTCTTGGGATGCTCACATCAATACCTCCATAGGGAAAGGGTCGAGTCCGAGTAGGGAGAACCCATTCGGATGAGGGTCATGGTCTGCGAGTGGTGCTAAGATAATCCACCAATCGTTGCAGGGTGAGGCAATCCGTAGGAAACCATACGGAAGACCATTCGTCAAGAAAGAATAAACATCCTTCTGTCTTCGATACCATTTGTTGATAGTTCGCAACCATTGTTTAGCAATCAGTCGCGAACCAATCATAACGTTCCTGTGATTTGTAATCAAACGAACACTACTAACAGGCGCGGAGCCAATTGGTTTGTTCGTTTCTGTAAGGAGTCGTTCGTTTACTTCTTCGTTGAACGTATGTCCACCGTTAAGCATGACTTCCAACTTCGCTTCGTCTGACTTTGGGATGAAGATGACAGTCGGCTTCGTGATGTCGTTCACGAAACCGCTACACTTGTCATTGTTCAACCATGCGTAATGTCCTTTCATTGTTTGACATGTGATTCTCATGCGACTCGCCTCCATCCAAATCGTCCATTGTGAGGCCAACTTCTGACCATCTCCCATGTATCACAACCGCGCAACGATTGTGCTAAGGAGAATGTGTTCTTCGGTGCTTTCTGATTGTGAGGATACTTTTCTGATACCATCTCAAGCAGTTCTCTTGATGAGTATATGTTACCAACTTCTGCGACACTCATGCACATCTCTTGACGTGCTTTGCGTAGCGTTTGTTTCTTACCTGTTCGTTTCTTGTATTCCATTTCAATCAACCTTCCAATCATTACTGCGTCCTTCTGAAATAGCCAAGTTCGCGCCCAAGAAGTTGTCCAAGTCCTGACCTTGTGTATCGCCCCATCGCTTTTCCATGAAGCGCAAGATAAATTCAGGGTTCATCCCCCATTGAGGCTTCGGATATGTTTCGCCTGTTTCAGGGTGGAAGAACATTGACGTCGCTTGAGGACATGCCTCTTGCCATAGGTCTCCACCATGCGCGCCACGCCACGATAGGTCGTTCGCTTTCTGAACCCATTGCCATGCGCTTCGACAGTTCGCGCCCAAGCAACCGCAGTCGCCAAGCATGTCCCATGTGTCATCTTGTTGCAGAACAAGAGCCTGAACTCGTCCAAGTTCTTGTCGTGCGTTTTCTGTGTGAGTCGAAGTCATCTCAATCAATTGATTGATGTGTTCTTCGCCATAGCATACCTCAAGTATGTCAATCTTATCTTCAAGCGAATAGTCGCTCAAGTCTATGAGGTCTGTAAATGCAGGAATGGTTTCTCCATCCAACTTTACTTTTGCCTCTTTCAAATGTGTCCACTTGCCCCAATCTTCTTCGCGACTCATTGATACACACCCGTCTTGTAAACCATCTTTCCTGTTGGTGTTGCTTCCCATGTTCCATCAACATCAATCGCATCTCCAATAGTATCGAGGACTTGCTCATAGAGGCGAGGATTGATAGCACGCAATGTATCAATCAAATCTTCAGCGTCAAAGATATGCTTTGTGTGTGTCGCCTTGACAGGAGACGATAGCAGTTGAAGAACAGCGACGCGCTCTTGCCCGTTGAGTTCTTCCCATGCTTGAACAGTCTTCATCGCATCGTTGCCGAGTTGAACGTCAGGAGCAGGGTCAGCAGGGAGGTCGTCAAGGTCAATACCCTCGTTCTCATACACAAAGATAGGAGGCTCATCAATTGCACCACCCTTCGTGAAGAGAGGGCGAGCAATCTCATCACCAATCGGATGTAGCGTCAATGGATGATAGTGAACACGGTTGCGCCCCTTTGCATCAGGACAACGCGTCTTCTCAATCCATCCTCGACGGACAGCATCACTACATGATGTATGCCAAAGGACTGCGCTACGAACAGAACGAGACGTTCCATCCATCTTGTCGCAAATTTCATCAACAGTCATCGGTTTGTTTTCTGTGTTTACGATACGCGTCACGAACGTGAGGAATGTTTCATCATGTTCGCGGGTGTATCGTTGTGCTTCTTTCTTTTTGTTTTTCTTATCGGTCATAGTTTCACCGTTCTTGCAGACGCGCTCGATAATGCGAGCAACATGAGTCAAGGGTTCATCATGCGAAAGGTGGGGAGAGTGTGGCGAACAAAGAGGGATGCGTCCTACGGAAGAAGAACTTACCACACTCTCCCCATGAGAGAGAGACACGTCTTTGTTATCGCGGAACGTGTAAACCGCGTCGTGGAATACGAAGGGGGTATCAGATGGTAGGACAGATACGCGTCAGATTACTTTACGCCTACTTGGTCTTCACCGTTTCTTCAACAATCTTGACCTTCCATGTTTCTTGGAAAGAAGGAACTTCTGTGATTGGCTTCATCTTCTTTGTGCCTTTGACAGTATCGCTGTATGGAACTTCAAGCATGTGAGGGTTCTCCGCATACCATTGCTCCATTGCTTGGAGGTCATCAACAGGTTGTCCTGTGTGTTCAGCATACTTGTTGACAGCGCGGAATGCGATGTCTTCAAAGAGAGAAGTCATTGTGCCTGAACGATTCATGAACGTCTCGACACCTTGTTTCTTACCATGCAAAACACGCGTCCCGTCAGAATACATTGGGTTGTGTGTAACCATACCTGAACCAACTTGAGCGACGTGCCACATTGTTCCGATTGAATCTTCGTCACGTTGAGGCGCACCACTCTTGGTTGTAGCCGCGACATAGTGAACGTCAGGGTCGACCCAACCTTTCACCGCCGCGTTGTAAGCATGTCCGCCAAGAACGCGAGCCGCATCTTTACCGAGAGAAGCAGTCGTCATGACAACGTTGCCCTGCTCATCGACGTCGAATTGATTCTTGTCACCTGCCGCGACCTTGACAGTCGGTTGAGGGAGAAGACCATGCTTGTTGAAAACAGTCAGCATACTATCGAAGTTGATGATTTCTTTCGGGATGTGTCGCAGGATGGACATGGCAAGGAGGTTCTTTTGGTTCTCCGCCAATGCACCAACGACTCGTTCAGCCCAATCGTGAGCGTCGAATTGACCAACGCTTCCCTTCATGTGTCGAACCTTCGTGCTGTTGCCATACATCAACAAGTTCTGAACACCACCGCGCATGGCAAGGTTGCCACAGTAAGTGCGGAGGACAGTCATGAATGCTTGAAGTGCTGACTTACCGTCGTGAGAGTTGAGGATGGTTACACCCATTCGGTGTCCACCATGCTCTTCGACAAGCGCGTCTTGGATTCGATTCGCTGACAGATTGACATAGTTGTAGTTGCTCAAGGACTTGGCTGATTCGCTTCGTGTCTTGGTCGCGTAACCTGTGATGTCAATGTTCATGACAGCGCGTGAACCTTTGTTGATTGAGAATGCTGACCATGAAATCAACTCTTGACCCGCCGCATCGTTCACCGCATTGATTTGTTCAATGACAGGCTTGAAGACAGTTGGGTGGTCGATGACTTCAAAGTTGCTTCCGACAGCACGATTGAGGACAACGCCGAGTGGGTTGTCTTCGTCAGCGAGTGTTGGATTGACAACAGTTCTCATCCGCGCATCGCCATTTGTTGTGCGAACAGGAATGATTGTCTTCTCGCCGTTCGGCCCGTAGTCAATCATCGCGAGTTCGTATGTCTTGGCTTCAAAGTTCCATGCACCAAAGTCGTCGTGTCGCTTACCGTCAGCCATTGCTTTGCTGATTGGGTCGTTGAGTGTCTCCTTCACTTTGTCGGAGTCAGCCTTGCGCTTCTCTCTTGCGAGAGCGACCTTGTCGATAGCCTTCTGTTTCTTCTTCGCTTGCTTGACTGCTTCGTCATCGACTGCTTCTTCTTCTTCAACGAATGCTGAAAGGTCGAAAGACGTGGTGTCGAATTGAGGCGTCGAGTCATCAGACTCTTCGTCGTCAATGTCATCTTCCAATGTTAGGTCAAACATCTCAACGGTGTCATCCTTTGATGCGAAATCCATTTCGACTTCTTCACCTTCGCGTTGAAGTTCGACAGCGTCGAGCGAGAACGGTGTTACTTCACCGAACTCAATCCATGCGTCAGCCATGTCTTGCATCTGTGCGTGGTCGGTTGAGAAACCATACATATCTGCTACACTTACTTCAACCGAATTGACAGTCGCGTCTTGTAGGAACATGATTGACTGACCGTCAATCTCTTCCGTCGAGACGATACACGCGTTCGGTATCCATTTCGTTTGTTCGTCACCTGAAGCGTCGGTGTAAATCACCTGCTTCATGGTGTTGTTTTCTTGCTTCACCGAGCCGATTACTACGGCTCTTACTTGTTTTTCGGGGTTCATATTTTTTCCTCCTTTTTTGTGTTGTGTCCTGTGGACTGTGATGTGCGAGACTTCAAGTTCTCGCAGTATATCTCAATGACTTTCTTGAAGTCCTTGAGTCGTTGTTGTCGTCGTTCTTCTTCATCATGAACGATGTGAATGTGAAAGAACGCATCGTCTCTTGAATTGGTTCTTAATTCAAATCGGCGCATCAGATAGTCCCTCCTAATGTTAGGTCGAACATGTCGTCGTCGTCTTCTTCTTCGATGTCATCATCGAGAATCAGGTCGAACATTATTTCTGTGTTGCGCGCCATATCTTTTGCAACGCTACTCTCACCATAAAGGTTACGATTTTTAACTTGCGCGTATGTATTCTCACAAATGGAGATACCACAACAATATCGCACGTCCATCAGACCGTTGCTGACGAACGATTGCCATTCGCTTTGGCACGAAGGGCATGTCTTGACCATGCTGTGTGGCAGGTTAGAGAATGTTCTGTGTGGGTTGATGAATACATTTCGATACATGCTCGATGGTCGAATGATTGCATCAGCGTTCAGTATGTATTCTCCGTCGCCTGTGTCATTCATGTGGAACGACACAACCGAGTGCGGGTCTTGTATCAGTTTTTCAAGTTCAGTCAGCCAAGCGTCTTGGTCACTCATTGTGAATCCTCCTTTGCTGATGTGCGAACCTTGACTTCAACGATTTTCTCACCGTAGTCTGTGCTGATTTCTTCCGACCAAAACTTCTCCGCTTCTTCGCGGGTAGTAAAAGCAGGTCCACATAGTCCTTCGTAGGGAACACTGAGCATGAAGACTGACTTCATTGACCCTCACCGTCCGTTGGTTCAAAGCCAATCATCGAGTTGTGTTGGTCGCGGTTCGCCAAGTCATGAGCCAAGTCGCTTATCATTTGATTGACGATGGTTTTTTCTTCTGCAATCTTTTGGGCTTCTCGCTTTGCGCGAAGTTCCTCTCGGTATGTTTCATACGCGTCGGGGTATTCTTCTCGCCACAACTGACCCATGTATGTGTAGCGGGTCGGTATGTCGTTACGATACATTTTCGGATTCGCATTGTAATACTCAAGGACTGTGCGCATTGCTTTGCGGTATGTTGTGTATCCATAGTTGCACATCAAGTCCATCGCGTGGCGAATCAATCCATCGCTGGTCATGTTCGTGTTGTCTATACCGTTGAGAATATCAACGGCCATTTGTCTTCGGTCTTCGTATTGTTCTTCTTTCATTGTTCTTCCTCCCTTATGTCAACAAGGTCGAGTGCGTCTTCGATAAGCAACTCATTGAGATGCTCAAGATTTGGTTTCTCAATGCAAGCAACGATACATTCTCTCGCGTATCTAACCGAACAATTGTATTCGTGTGCTGTGTAAGTAGCGAACTGATTGACAACAAACTGACGCATGATTCGATGGTCGTCGTGATGTTTCAGAATGAAATCACAGTTGCGACGATAAGTAATCCCGCCATCGTATTCGTAAGAACCGTCAAGCCAACAGCGGAAGTAGCGTCGCACAGGATGGTTCACATCATCAATAAGTTGTGTGCCTCCACAATCGTTAGCAATCTTTTCTTTGATGTCCATTTCAATGTATCTTTTTGTCTTTGGTATGCTGTTCATTCTAAGTCCTCCAATTCTTTCTTGAGTGAGTCAAGTATTCTCAAGTCGTTTGAACCATAGCCACCGATTTCAATGGCCTGTTCAAGGTCAGCGATTTGTTCCTCCAACTCTTCGCGTTCTGATTTCAAGATGATACCTGTTTGTAATGATTCATTTTGTGCATCAGCGCGTGCTTGTAAGTAGTCAGCCTCGTCCTGCATCATCTGTTGAACAGGGTTGAGTGGGAAATAGACGCGGTAGTTTTCTTCGTCGTGTGTCTCAATGTCCACGAACCTTTTACCCTCCGCGAGTTCTAAGAGAACCGTTGTGGGTATTTCGTTTCGGCAAAGTAAGCGAGACAATTGTAAGAATCGTATCGCGATTCGCTGTTCTTGCATGTCGTATTCTTCAGGTTGCAGATGTAAGATATGTGTTGTAAGATAGGACGGTTGCACAGCGACCCATTTGTTCCAAAGTAATCCTTCGACCTGACTCATGCTTTCACCAATCCTGTGTCGAGGTCAACGTTGATTTCATCCAAGACATCTTGAGGCCAATCTTTCGGCTTGAATTGTGAACCATCGGTATCACAAAACTTGCAGACCTTGAATGTTTGAGCGTTATCAACGAATCCAACATGGGTATCGTCTCCGCATAGGTCGCATTCAAATGTGATTTCAAGAGTGAATGTTCCGTCGTCATTATTAGTGACTGTTGTCAATCCCCTGTCGTTCAAGTCCATGAATGTGTTCGCAATCAAGTAAGAAAGTTCGGCCTTCTTGATTTTGGATGGCACTACAATGCAGTTAGGGCGACGCGCATTCATGTCGTTCGCCAACTCCTTGAGTTGCTTGACGGTTTTTTGTTGAAGTTTGTCCACCAAATGCATCTTCGTCGCGAAGCGTTCGTCCGCAATCTTCTTTGCTTCCTCTTCTTTTTGTTCGCGTTCCGCATTCAATCGTGCTTCTTGCATGAGAGGACAGAAGACAACCTCCCATGTTCTCATGACATGGACGGGTGCTGTGCTTCCCATTGGTGTTCGTTCAACAGATACCAACTCAAGCCTATGGTCTTGTGGCAACTCATAGGTTGTTGGGTCGTCTGTGTATGTTTGTTCTTCGTTATGCTTTATTCGGTGTGGCATTTTTGTTCCTCCTTTTTTTTGTTTGTCGCGTGGACTATCATTCTTCTTCCCCAAGTGTGAGGTCGAACATTTCTTCTTCTTCTTCAGGCAAATGCAATCCATGCACTTCGCCGTAAGAAACAGACGCGGTGAAAGATTCAAGCATCTGTGTTGATGTGTATTTGACTTTGCTGTATTCCATTCCTGATTCTCTCATGACGTTGTGGAATGACTTCTCATCCCCTGAATTTCTGTCAGTCGTTGCAGAAGGTGAGACGAAATAGTAAATGTCTTTGTGAGATGAACCGCGAAACACACGGCCAATCGTTTGAATGCGAGAGCGAGTAGCGTTTGTTCCTGATACCATGACGACGCCATCCATATCAGGCGCATCGAATCCTTCCTTCAATGCTTTACAAGTAAGTAGGAAGTCACTCGCTGATTCCTTCCATCGAGTCAAGTGTTTGTTCGCGTTCTTCTTGTATTCGTGGAGTCGGTCAAACAAATCAGGCGTAATAAATTCAGGGTAATTCTCGATGTCTTCTTGCGACAACTCCAATCCGCTGTGGTAAATGTGTGGGTTGATACCTTCGTCGCGACACAACTGTGCAATAATCTCAAGACCGATGATGGACTCATGGAAGATGACGAATTTCTTACCAACGTGCATTCGCAGTAGTGCGACGACAGCAGACATCCTGTCTGCAATCTTGGTCTCGGCTCGCTTACGCTCCATCGTCTTTGCTTTATACCATCCAACCTCTTCAACGTCAGCGTTTGAATAGAGCATGATGTCTTCGACAGTTCCGTCGTTGCCCGATATGCGACCCAACTCTTTGAGCGCACCCAAAGCAACATACTTGAGCGTCTTAACTTGCTCATCGAGTTCGCTTAGATGAAATTGCTCCGAAGGTGTGAGAGTGAGAGCGACGTGGTGTATGGTGTAATCCAATTCGCCACCGCCACTTCGCGATTGTGCGATACCATCAACAAGGTTGAGTGTGTATCTGATTGGCGCGTTCATGATTTGCATGACGGATAAGCCATCACCTCGTCGAGGTGTAGCGGAGAGAAGGAGACAGGCGTCTCCTTGAAAGTGAGCGAGACGTTCTCTTGTTCTTGTTGCGCCTATCTTGTGGCATTCGTCTCCGATGAATAGGATGTTCTTACCAACAACATGTTTGTTGTTGCTTACTTTGTCAAGTGAGTGGTAAGTGGTGATGTAAACGGGTCGCTTGAGCATATACTCATTGCCGTATTGGGAAGAGACTCTCGCGTATCGTATCGAGAATCCACGAAGGCGTTCGCCTGTTTGCTGAACCAAATCTTTCGATGGCACAGCCATGACGACAACTCCTTTGTCGCCGTATCTTCTGATGTGTTCCATGATGCACATGATTGCAAGGCGTGTCTTACCTGAACCTGTCGCGGCCTGAACAGTCATTCGGCGTTCGTCATCAGGGAGTCCGAGCCAATGACTGAATGCTTCGCTTTGCCATCGGCGTGCTGTTGCTTCAATGATTTCAGCGGTTGGTGTTCCACCCATTGCTTTTCGTATCAATTCGGTTGTTTCTTCTTTGGTCATAGGTTTCTCAATCATTTTCTTCATCTCCTTCAAAGCATTCGTCACAGACGCAACGGTTCTTTTTGTTGCGCTCTTCGTAAATGTGCTTGAGGCAATCCTGATTTTCAGGGGCGTCTGTTTTGTGTTGCAAGTGAAACAAGGAACGCATCGAGCGATTCCATGCAGTCATTGAGGGTGTTGGTTGTTGGTCGATACCTTGAGTCGCGTCAAAGTATTCTTCGTAAATGTATTCGTCTGTTTCGATTCGTGTCTTCAATTCGTCAGTCATTCTTCTTCCTCCGCAGGGTGAATGATTTCTCCATCGTCGTTGATGAGATAGTCAAGGGTTTCAGGGATGACGATTTTGCTATGGTCTAACATACGATAGCGTATCGTATCAACAGGGCGCATAACAAATCCACCATCCACATCAGGGATGTCGAGATTGTCAATGATGTGTTGTTCAAGTGGTGTCAATCGCTCCATGATTTTGAAATTGAAGACAGAAGGAATACCCTTTCCATCTTCACCACCTTTTGTTTGTGTGAGTGGTTGTCGATAGGTGTCAAATTCTCGGACGCCTTTCTTCGCTCTCATGAAAGGGACGAGTTTGTCCAATGAATTTTCTTTACCCATTGCAATCATGATTCGCTTGTCGCCATGCTCAATGATGATGGCGTTATCGCGACCGTTGTGTCGGATAGTTATGTTGCGCCCAACAGTTGTGTGCATTAGGTAATTGTCTGTTCCGTTCGGGTCAAGTAGTGCTGTCAGTATTTTCGTTTCGTTTGTCATTTATTCCCACTCCTGTATGTTGTGAATGCTGATAGTGATATGACCATAGATTGTATTCGTATCTTCTTCAACCCAATCTTGGTCGCGACAGAATCGAATGCAGTCTGTCAATGTCTTACCGACAAAGTGAATGTAGTGTTCCCATTCGTATTGGACAACCCAAACGTGAGGCTTCAACAATTGAGCGACGTATCGCTGTTCCTTGTCGTGTTCCATCCATGCGTTCATGTAATCTGTTTGCTCTTCGTATGTCATCTCGCTCCATTGAGGATGAGCATGAGGC